ATATGATCTGTGTCAAAATCGAAAACCGTGTCTCCTGAATGTGTCGTTTCTGTAATTAATTTATATTGCCCTGCACTCCAAGTAAGTTGTCCACCGAAGCAGTAAAGAAGTTGTTTCAGATTTTCTAATATTTTACGAGATGGATCGATAACGGTGTTGCAAGTCCACCTTGCACCTGTTGTTGAACCATACAACGTGATTGAAACATCACAGATATCAGCCGAAGTCCCAAACGAGTCCATGTCAATTTCTGAGTCTGGAATACTGCATCCGTACCGTCCTTTTATATGGATCGCACCATCAGTTTCATCGGTTGCATAATCTGATGAACCATTCCTCAAATAATCCAAAACCACCAATGCAGGATTCACAGAATAAGTCCAGGTTGATGCAGTGGATGCTGTCTGCCCTGCTACTGTTCTTGGATCGTAAATCTTCCGACCTTTTACTACGAATTTAACTTTCGGCATCCGTGACCATGTATTTGCATTCCATTCAAATTTGAAATACGCATTTGCTAAAGCTCTCAAACGATGATTTGACGACCATTTCGCTTCACCTTCCTGCATTTCATTAACCCAGTTCGCACCATGTACTCCAGTAGGAACAGTCTGCGAAAAAGTTCCAGTTTGAAATGAATAATCAGTCCAATAAGTTTGCACTCGATCATACTTGGAATCATCTGCATCCTCTGCGGTTGTGTAGCTTTTTCGTGAACCACTTTCATAGACCAATTCATCATCAATATATACATCTTGAATTGAATCAATCGGACCTTCGCACAATGAAATGACTGCATATAAATATCTGTTGTCAGATGAAACATTCATATAAACCAAATTACCTGCGATCATCCTTTCTCCATAGACGATTCTAACAGCATCATCATTCTTAATTCTTTGTTGGTACGAAGTATCTTCAGGATCAGGTGAATCAGGTGGAGCACCAAAAATAGATTCATAAATTGTAGTCCAGATTTCTTTGCCAGCGTAATAAACATCACTGACCATGCCTTTGAGAAAATCTTCAGAAGCTTTATAAATGCCTGATGTTTTTTCACTAATATAATCAACTAAATTAACCATTAAACCCCGTAACCCCAGAGAATTTCCTGTTCACGCATCTTTGCACAATACAGGAACCCTTCATCTGAACTGAAAAAACGTTTCTGATCTACATTGTTAGTTTTGCGAGCATTTATCCTTTCAAAATCAGCCCAATGATTTGCAACTTTCAAAGTAATTACCGTTGAATCAGGACTTTCACTTATTGCATAACCCATGATCCTACCGTTATAAGTTGTTACTGCAACTGGATCTTCTTGGTCTCCTGTTGAAAGACCTAGGATCAATTCACGTAAAGATGATGTCCCTGAAATTATTAAATCAGCCTGAAGTACTAAAGTGTCTGGTCCTCCTGTAACTGGATCTGTTAAGTAAGTATCAGTTGTAAGTGGTGATGAAATCGTACTTCCAATGAAATCATCTGGAATAAACAATCGCTGGATGATGACTTTCCGATCTATATACCCTGCACCACCTAAAATAAGACTGATATACGTTTGATCTGCACCACCAAGAACTAGGTTAATCTCACCTGTTTCCAGACTTGCACTTTCTTTTGTGTCACTGTAACCAAGCAAAAATGCATTCGATGAATACGTGTTTCCAGCATAAGTTATGTCCTGCTGTGCATCTGTAAGATAATCACTTCCACCATCGTCAGCATCCCACTGGAGTTCAACCAAATGGCAGAATTTATAACTACCTCGCTTGATTGTTTCGGTAATTACCGAATTCAGTGTCCTACTCATAATGCTTCAATAAATTCAATTTCATAATTATAAAATTTAGGATCTACAAAAAATTCCTGAATTTCAGAATTTAATGACACCGTAAAAGGAACAGAACTGACAGTGATTGAAGTGTTATCATCAGGTGATGTCAAAAGAGCAGGTTCAAAAGTCAAAGTCGCTGAATAGCTCGATGCAGTCGCATCAGCAGTACACATGTAAATTTTATCATTTCCAGTAAGTTTAAAGAAATCTCCTGATTTCATGCAGGTTCCATCTGCACCCCAGCCATCAGTAGTAAGAGTCCTGCCTGTTTGTGAAGCACCAGCAACAAGTGGAGATCCAACTGTTGTTGTCGCTTGCCTTGTTGAAAGAACTGGAGGGATTAGTGTGAATGTATCCAACTGTCCTCTTTGTTTAACACAAAATGCGAAAATCGGCGTAAATTGGGCTCTTGTCATAGTTGGTAGTATTCCTGTTAACCCCCAACGTTGTCCTGCTAATTGCCGTGCTTGCCTTCGTCCTGAGATTGAAGTCGAAACTGATGTTGGAAGGATTGATCTGAAACCAACCTGTTGGAATGCTGGTGAAGATGGGAATGTTCCACTCATGTTAATCCTACTCGTCCTTGCCGATGCATGGCTTGGTTGATCATATTTACAATCATTCCACGTCGGGAATTCAGAAGAACATCAAATGACGATGCATCTACTGTATTGATCTGGAAATTCACGTTTGTGGTTCCTCTTAGTTTATTGTTTGGAGTAATGGTTCCCGTCCTACCTGGAGTGAATACTTCAGGGCCCGCCTCACCAACGATGTAAGGCTGATTTGCTACAACATCACCACCATACTCTCTGCCTGGGAATTCCTGAGAACCAATCTTGGCAATATTCGCAATCGCTAACGCATAAATGACTCCTGCCACTGGTATGCCAAATGCACCTAGTTGGGCAAGTGCTTTGGATGATGCTTCGGCGGCGTTAATATATACACTTGCAATTGAGACTGCCTTGTTCAGTTCAAATAAATCTCGTGATTCATTTGCAACTCCTGCGGATAAACTTTGAATCGTTGCTAAAGAACTCAGTGCAACTTGCTTTTGTACCTCCTCTTCTTGTTTCAACATGGCACGATGAGCTTGCGATGCCTCCATATTTTTTTTAATTCTTTGATCCTGATAATCTATTTCATCCTGTAATTTTTTATCGTTTGATTCTTTTAGTTTTTTAGATGATTGATCCATCATTGCCATACCTTGGCCGTATAACTTATGCTGATTAGCAAGTTTTGCATTAAAATTTTCTTGAATAATTAATGCGTCATTTAGTTCAACTTTTAATCTTTTCTGTTCCTCAATTTGTAGCCTCGTCTGTAAAATACTATTTTTTTGTTCTAATATTTTCTTTCTTAATGCTAATGCAGAATCTTCCAATACTTTAATTTCTAATTCTATGCTTTTTACAAGATCCTCATTGACTCCTACAAAGACCTCTGTTTCTTGTTTTGCTCCGAAAAAACTGGTTGTAACTGTTTTAACTGAAATTGAAGCATCTGCTAATTCTTTCTTTAATTCTGCAATTTTAGTATTTAAATATCCTAATTGTTCCGTTAATGGTAAACCTTTTTTTTCAGCTTCTTCAAAAAATGGATCAAAACCTTTCACTATTAATGCAACAATTCCCGAAAGTAAACCAGTCGCGGCTGATGTCATTATAGTTAATCGGTCATTAAACTTTTCAAATGTTGCAATTGCTTTTTCATCAATAATTCCCGAAACCGATTCCAATTGTTCACCAGTACGTTCAATTGCTCCAGATCCTTTCTGAAGCATATTCACCATCTTTACACCTTCAGAATCGAATAACTTGAATGCTAATCGTACTCGATCACTTTGACTTGTTGTAGCTTGTAAAGCATTAGCGACCTCTTTTAATAAATATGTATTTGACTTTAATGTCCCGTCCTGGTTTTTAACTGATATCCCAAGTTCTTCAAGGGCATCCTTTGCAACACCAGTTCCGTCCCCAGCTTCAGAAACCCTCCTTGTAAACCGTTGCATTGCCATATTAAAAGTAGATACTTCCACTCCACTTTGTTTGGCGGCGAATTGCAGTTTTTGAAGATCATCAGTTGCAATTCCTAACCGACTAGAAGTCTTACCTAACTTATCTGCGGTATCAGCAAGATTCTTAATCATAGCACCCATTACGGCACCACCAACTAACCCGACAACTGCACCTTGTAAAGTACCAACTGCACCTTTCATGATTTTCAAGGATCTTGAAACAGAAGAAAAAGCCCTTTTACTTCTGTCTTTTCCCTTAATCTCAACGGTGGTGCTTGGCATTTATTTTGTCCGATTTAAGATCCAAATATGCGATCCATCCTTTGAACTCAATTTCTTCCATTTCCATAACTTCAGAAATTGTTTTATGAAGCTTTTCTGCAATTACAAAAAAAGCATATAAGTCAGGATCGCTCTTCAGTTTCCCTTGATCTCGTCAAGAGTAGGCAACTGGTCTTCCATTTCATTGATAATCCTTGAACAGATATCAGGATCTAAATCATCAATAATCTGGTCCATTTGGCCCATTGTATATAATGGTTTCCCATCTTTATCACGGCACTTAAAAATCATCTGAATAGCAATTGCTTTGTCGTATTCTTGTGCATTGTAATACTTTAACAGTTTGCTTTTCTGCGATAACCGCATTGATGACTTAAAGTATATTTTTACTGGCTGACCTTCATCATCTTTCCATTCTGGGATTTCAATGCATTTCAGGTCTTCTTCCATTTTTGCAGAGAAATGGTTTTTCCCTGCCTGAAGAACTGAAGTCATAGTTTAAGCATCTGTATGGGTTAATGCTCCTGTCCCCTGGAACGAAAAAGAAAATCCAATTGGTGAATTCAATGCACCTGAAAGAGATAACGATGAAACCACTATTTTCCCTGAGTACCAATCACCTGATGAGGTCCCGACAGGGTATAACTTTATCCAGAAAGACTGGTCACCAGCTAAAAGACCTCTTTCAATTTCTTCTTGTGCGTCATCATCATCATTCCAATGAGCCGATGCTGAACCCGTCCAAGAATACATCCCAGGAAGAAAATCTTTGTAATTATTGGTAGTCATACCAGTTGCATCGATAACTTCAGCGGAAGTTTCTATGCTCCAGTCAGTTAATGTTGCCACTGCATGATATGATGAGTTATCCTCTGAAATTTGAAGGACTCCCCCATTTCCACTTACTACTGCCATTAATCCTCCTTATTTGAGTTAGCAGTTTTGGATTTAACTTGAACCTGCTTGGCTCTGCCTTTTCGGATCAAGATTAATGCTGAATCCTTATTGACTTCAGCCGTTTCACCAACTGCATATACTGTAGTAATTGTTTCCCCAGTAATGGGATCATTACTACCTACTGTTGATGTTCTTAAAAATTTTAATTTCATAACCAACCCCTAATTCCATGAAGATTCTTCTTTCTTAACACCTCATTAA